TTTTTGCCAAGCGTTCACCAGTGCCTTGCCTCGAAGGCCCGCCTGCCACCCTGCTGCGGCCCGGTCCATGCCGCCCTCAGGTATCACGTACTCGCGCGGGTTGCGTGGATTTTCGCCGATTAATCCGAGGGTCGGCCGATCGACATATCCGCCCTTGGCAAACCCTGGAACTGGTGGCGGTTCCGGGATGGGGTTCATTCGTGGTATCCGTGCAAGCCCGGCAAGCCTTGTGTCAGCAACTTTATTCCATAGTCCAATGATGTCATTCAATACCCTTCTGACACCACCCATCATGAGGCGCCAGCCGTTGCCCATGTATTTCGTGACGTTGTCCCAGGTTCGTTGAAGGCCGCCTGCAACCAGCCCCCAATAGTTGGAGATAGTATTTGCGGCATCAGTAAACCATTTTGTAACGTTATTCGTTACGTTTTCGGGTGCTTTTTGAAGGGCTGTCCAAACGTCAGCCCATTTTTTACTAAAATCTTTATTTGCAAAATCTACGATTGCCTTCCAAGCGTTCTCAAACTTTTTCTTGATGTCAGACACAAAATCAGTGATCGGTTTCTTCAGGTGATTGTTCCACAGATCAACCCATGGCTTGATTTTTTCTTCATACACCCAGTCCACTAACTTGTTCCAAAACTTGCCGATTTCATCCATTGCCCAGGTGACAAATTCCATTATAGGTTCTCGGAACGCATAAATTGCAATTGCAAGAGCTGCAGCACCAAGCACCACCCATCCAACAGGACCAGAGAAAAACGCCACCATTGACGGCACGAATGTGGTTCCCATCCACGTCAAAAGACCGCCCAGCGCTGCCGTGATGCCCCCCACCACAGGGCCAACCGCACCAGCCCATCCGGCGATGGTGGCGCCAATTTTCAGGCCAGCCAGGGTGGAGCCCAGGCGCCCGACGGCTGGGATGGCTTCGATTATGAATTTGCCCGCGAAACGGCCCACTTCCAGGGTGAGCCCCCCGAGAGCACGGGCGACCGTGCCAATTTCTTTCAACAGTCCATTGAACAATCCTGGACGGGGCGCCTGGACCGTCGGCAGTTGTTTCACCTGGAACGGGTTCAGTGAAGTCCGGCCGAGGTTTGAAATGTCCTTGACTGCGGTAGCGGCTTTGGCTGCGCTAGACATGGCCCTGAGACCGCTCACAACGTCCCAAACCTGCTTGCCAAATAGGGCAAGGCCTCCGACCGCCAAAACACCAGTTGCAAACAATCCCAGGCCAACAGCCGCAGCTTTCACGGGTCCGGGAAGTGATGTGAAGCCTTTGACCAGAGATTCCACGCCTGAAGCTAGCGGAATCATCACAGGATTTAAGTTGTTTCCAATCTCTCGCGATAGATCGCCAATCGCTTTACCTAGAACCTGTAATGGCGTTGGATCTGGTATTTTTTGTTTATCAAGTTCAGCCAGTGCTTTTGCCATAATCTCAGGCGTAATCAATCCATCCGCCGCCATCTGCTTTAGTTCACCGCGAGTAACCTTAACGCTTGATAATACATCCGCAATTATTTGTTCATTTGCTTTTTTGTTGCCATCAATGCGTGTCTGCAGTTCAATATCAAGTTGTTGTTTCTGCTTATCTAAGCCATCTTGCAAAATTTTCTCTTCTGATTGTTGTTGCTGCTGTAATTCCTGTTCACGTTGTTGCCGCTGATCACGCAAAGCACGCTCTTGCATAGTGGCTTCTTCCTCATGCTTCAGCCGCAATGCGTCCAGCTCTTCATCCTGGCGCTTTTGCAAGGCGTCAAGATATAAGTCTCTTTCGTCTTGAGAGTTTCTTTCAATTTGTTTTAGCGATTCTTCTGAGAGATGTTGGTTTTGTTCAAGAAATTCATCACGAGCATCAGAATATCTTCTTTCAGATAAAGCCCTCTCTCTGTCAAAGCGTTTTGTTATTTCTTCTTCCTCAGCCGACAAGCGCTTGTCGGCCGCGCGTCTGGCTGCACGGTCCGCGTCTTCATTTCGATCGCCTTCAATCTGCCTGATCCTGTCGTAGCGCCGCTGAACCTCAGCGACTTGCTTGTCCGTCTCATCCTTAGCCGCAGCTTTTCTATCTTCAATGCCACGCCTCAGCTCTTCGGTTTGTTTCTTCTCTCCGTCTCTTACTTCCGCAATAATTTGATCGGCCCTGTCTTTTGTGATCTGCTGTATCCCTTTGCTTGTAGCAATATCATTGAAAACTTTCACGATTGCATCACCAATCGATGGCATCCGCTCCATGAGAGATCTGAATTCATCACCTTGCAGTCTCCCGGAACCCATCGCCTGAGCAAGTTGGCGGAATGCTTCTTTTTGATCAAGAAGGCTGAGGCCCGCCGCTCTGGAGGCCTTCGCCACGCCGCTGAATGTCGTCTGGATTTCTGACAAAGACAATCCCATTGGCCTTAATCGGCCGTAGAGATCTGCAACGCTTTTTTCTGCCGTTGTTTGGCTCAACGTAAACTCTTCCGCCGCCTTGCTGGCGAAATCGAACAGCCTTGCCGTCTCTCCATTGGCGGAGCCGAGGTTCTGGATGCGGCGAGTCACGAGCAGCGACTCATCACCGGCGATGATCGCTTCCCGGCCAAAATCCGTCATCCGGCCGGCGAGGTTTGACAGCCCGATGCCAGCCGCCACCCCACCCATGGTCTCCAGCATCCGGGACATGCGGCCCACCCCCGCCGCGCCACTGTCCGCCGCCGGCCCGAGGCCCCGCAGACGCCGATCCAGCTCCGCCAGCTCCCGCTGCCCCTCGGCCTTCGCTCGAACCCGCAGGATGGCGTCAAACGATGGCATCAGCGCCTCCGTACCTGCTGTGCCTGCAGTTTGGCAGCCTCCTGCTGGTGATGCTCCTGCAGGAGAGGGAGCGCCTCGGTGGCGATCAGGATCACGTCCAACAGCACCTCCTGGCAGGGGCGCCCGTACTGGTCCGCCACAAGCTGAGCCAGGGGCAGGGCCGCCTCAGGCCGCCAGCGGATCGGGGCTCCGCCCCATGGGTCCCGCTCCCACATCTGAGCCCCGCCATAGACCAGCCACACCTCCGCAGCCGGGTAACTGGAAGGCAGGACCACCAGGTCGCCATCGTCGTTGCGGATGTCACCAGGGGCAGGATGACGCGCATGGCGGCTGACGGTTGCCGGCCTCAGTGCGGCCTGCTCCGCCTCCGCCATCTGCGCGAACCACTCCCCCCAGCCGGGGCCGGCCAGCTCCGCTTGCGCTACCAGCGGGTCTGAGGTCATGTCTGACGCGGCGCCGCCTTGGCCGCTCTGGATCTGAAACCATTCCCTCGCGATCGCTCGGAGTTTCCCAGGCGCACCTTCGCCACACTTCCCTGCAGATCAAACTCCTCCGCAGCAAACGCGGTGATAATCGCAAGTGCTAACTTTGGAGCCTTTATCATTTTCATGCGTCGCTCTTCATCGCAGTCAATAGGCTGGCCATCTTCGGTAACCCACAAGTCTTGATCTCCGTCAGGATCATTTACCCAGCCGAGGAAGATGTCAGAGGCAACATCTTTAGTCACTTGACGAAAAGCGGGTTTTGTGGCGATTTTTTCGCCATTTTCATCCTGTTCATTGAGCACTTGCTCAATTCTTGCTTCTATTTTTTCGCGCTCGTCGTCAGAGTCAAGCGTAATAAATCTGCCAACAAATTTGACTGTTTGACCGTTTGAGTTGCCTTCAACAATAATTTTTTGATCTTCAGGTTTGGTAAAATCAAAGCCCATGATAAAAATGCGGGTGAGGTTTAGAGTCTAGCGCTGAACAATCACAAGTGAATTGTTTGCGCCTGCATCGCGCTCAGGATACAGCGTAAATTGCGTGTGCTGAATGCCTCCAACGTCTGTGTTACCGGTCTGGCGGAGACTCATTTTAGGAAGCTGAAACTCCGTAATCCTTCCCGCGACAGATCCATGAACAATCTTAAAGCTGTCAACCGTTCCATTTATATAGTGATTCCAATAGTTAAACTCATCCAGCATGGGCGTTCTGATCACCATTTCAGCCGTTACTGATCTGTTCGTGATCTCAACTTTCTGTTTGCATCCGGCCCGATCGCTGACGTCAAGGGTATTCTCAACCTGAATAGAGAACGACTGGAGACACAGTGGAATTGCCGTCGGTGATGTACCGATTTCCACTGTGGGAGTATTGCCCCCGTTCAGAAGCAATCCTGAGGTTTGATTGGTGAATGTTGGCGCGGTCTGAGGGAGTGCGACCTGAGTTGGCACAGCAAACAAGCCGGTAAAACTAAACGCGCGAGTGACAAACCCTCCCGCCTCACCCGCAAACGTGACAGAACCACGGCAACCCGTGGCTTTGTGCAATTGCAGCGCATGAGCGAATGACAGATCAACCCAATCCTGGGTGGCCTGCAGGTCGGTCAGGCTGTAGGTCACGCTGGTGTTGGCCTGAATGGTTTCGGCAAAGCTGCAGGCCTTCAACAGTTTGTTTTGTGGGTTGGCGGTCCCTGCCGTGCCACTGCCAGCCTCATACGTGCTGAACTGCACCCCCCAGCGGCGGTTGGAATATTTCGGTCGTTCAAGAAAACCGGCTTGAGTGTCATCACGAGCGGTTTCAACCTCATCGACCTCCTCAGTCGCCTCCAGCCCGTAGCTGATGATCGCGTCAGATGGTCCTGGCTCTGAGCCGGATTGGCCAGGTTCGGGGTAAGTGGAGCCCTTTTTCGCCCAGACGGGCGATTTCATTCCTGAGAGCTGTGGCATGGTTAGGCGGGGAGTTGAGGATCGTCCGTTGATTCTGCCGCAGGGAGCAGCGCCAGCGGCGGTTGTGGCGCCTCTGACGCCTCTGACGCCTCTGGGATCAGCTCACCGCCTGACCAGAGGTAAGTGCCAGGCAACTGGGGAAGCGCGTCAATGGGGATCGAGGATGTCATATTGCCATTGAGAAATCGTGGCCGGTGGTTGCGATATAGCTATCATAGTGCATCCGCATAACAGCGCAAGGCCCCTCAACGTCGTAGATCGTGCCAGGCGCCTCATATTTTGTACCTACGTGGCCAGGAAGTTGCAGTGCTTGAACAATCATAACGTTGTTAATTGCGATAAATAATTCATCAGATACCTCGCTGATATTGTCCAGCACTGCCACGGGGAAATAGGCGTTTACCTGCAACTCCAGTCGATGAGTCACAACGCCCATGGCATCGCTGATCCCACCCGCCTCCGCTGGGCGCCGGTTGGGTGTGCCAGGTGGCGAACCCAACTGCCTGACGATGATCACCGGACCCGCTGCCAGCTCGTTCTCTCCGACTGGTAGAACGCGGTCCAGGTAGGCCGCCGAGACGCCGGGGATCGCAGCCAGCAGGGGGATCAGCGACTGCTTGAACTGAAGGGGGAGACTCGCGGTCATCAGCGGGGGGATTGCCGCTGGTAGACCAGCGCCAGCAGGGTAACGGCCACACCGCGCCACTCGCCAACGGCCTCACCCTGCAGGGGTCTGCAGGCAATACCTCCCGCGTGCGCGTGGCAGGAAGCCCATGCCGCCGTGGGAATCAGTGCAGCGATGATCATGCACGCAATGGCAAATAGGATTGAGTATAGGGTGATTTGACTATTCATGGCTTGTAAAGGTTTCTTGCCCTAAGATGCTCAACCAATTTGGTCATTTCGTTTGCATCTTTTTCTGCATAATCTTCAAGTGCTTGGATCCTTGCTTTCATTTCAGGGAGTTCTCTTAACTCTCTCTTGATGTCGCTTACATCGTTTCGCATCGTGATAGCAGCGCTGAATATCCCAACCAGCGCCAATGCCATCACTGCTCCAATCGCCTGCCCCAGAGCATTTGATCCAACGCTGCTCCATGTTGTTGGTGGTGTGACTCCATTGGAGGACGGCGACGGCAGTTGTTCAGTCATTGCCGCGCAAAATCGAAGCAACCTCACACCCACTGTAGCGGGGCTTTGCGCGGGTGCTGAAACGCGAACGACACTGGGAGCCGTGATCGTCATGGCTGCGTCATGACGTCCTCCAGCGCTGCTAGGAAGGCGGGGTCCATATTGCGCGTGGTGGCAGCAGCTAGAAACTCTTCGGCCAGCAATGCCCCGTTTTCGGGATCGAGTTCTGCCAGGCCTGCCAGAAGAGCTGATAGAAATGGCTGCCAATTTCCGTCCCTTCTCCAATCATCAAAACGCGAGACTTGCGCAATGGTTGAGAATGGGTTCAGTTCTCCCATTGCTACAAAGTATTCCTTAAAGCCGTTCGCGGTTTGCATGTCATTTGCTAGGCCATCCCAATCAGGCCCAGGGGGAGGGGGCGGCAGATATGCAGACAGGGCATTCTCTATTTCTGCATCAGTTGAGGTGAGGGGCAGGATCAAAGGCTCGCGGCTTGGATTGTCGTCATCTGTTATGAAGATGCCGTCTTGTTGATAACTGATCATGGCAAAGAAGCGATGCGGAACACTGGCAGCGCACCCCGGTTGCCAGATATAAGAGTGGTTGAGGCGCCTGTCATATTAGGCCATGAGCCATATACTGATGTTAGTCTTCGTGTAATCGCTACAGTGGTATGACCGGTCCAAAACGAGAGATTTTCTACGCTTGTCTCGTAAAAGGACGATGCATCAGTCTGAGACTGTGTAGTCAGTGCGATGTTTGAACTTCCGTATGCTACGGCGAACCAATAAAGGCGATAAGCTTCTAGGGTAGCGGTTGCGGGCGTTAGGCCCGTCGTTGCTTGGACTATTGTAGTTGATGCTGCCGACATATTGGCGGTATGTATTATAGGATTTCCAGTTATATCGCCTTGAGATGTAGATTCATAGATTGCCAATTGAAAGCTAGTCCCTGGTGATGAAGTTGTGACTCTTCCCGCCAGTCCGTCGATCACCATACTTCTTTGAACCCGAAATGGCATCATTTCTATGATGTTTGTAGCACCAGGAGTTGTGCCCTGGGCAGGGTTTGTTTGTGACCCACATGTCCAGCGCCCTGGCGCATACCCATCCACAATAGGAATGCTGCCCGTCGCCCCTGTTGCACTTAACTCCCCGCTATATATAGACAACCCGCTTCCAAGTGATAAGAACTCAAATCTGTTCGTTGCGTTATTCCAATATAGAAGTCTTGTTGCCCCTGGATTGATTGCGCTGATTTGCGAGCTTAAAGCTCCATCAACCTCCAGAATTTGTCCTAGATTTGAATTAACAGAAATATCGCCCTGCAACATTGCTGTTCCGGACCAGTCTGGGAACGCAATCACTTGCGGCTCTGTGAGCGCTGAAGCGTCGATAGTGAGCGAATTGCCGCCGACCCGCTGCAGGCCAAACCGGCCCGAGGTGTCCGCAAAAAGGCTGAACCCACTCGCCGGGGGTGCAGGAGCCGCGCCTGGCAGGAATGAAGCCAGGGTCAGACGCCCCGAGGCCTCGTCCACGGTCAGGCCCGACGCCCCAGCAAATGCTCCCGCAGACGATCGAAACTGAGTCTGGCCAGAGCTGCCGCCGGGGGATCCAGCCGCAGCCACTAGAAATCCGCCGGTCACGCTCAGGCCTGTCCCGAGGGGCAGGTGCTCCAGCCGGCTCGTGGAATTGTTCCAAAACACCAACCGATCTGCCGCAGGGTTCACGCCACCTATCGCCTGATTCGTGACGCTCAACACCTGCGACGCGCTTACCGCTGTTGTCACTGCTGCCAGGTGAGGCAGCGCCGCCACATGGCCGCTCAGGGCCGCCGCCGCCGCCCCAGCCGGCTCTGCACCGATCGCGCCAGGGGTCAGCGCATCCGCTCCGCCAGTTGCGTGGGTGCTGGCGTGGGCCGTGGGGGGACGCGCATTGCTCAGCCGGCTGTCATCCCCCGCCGCCACCGATCCGGCCGTGGTCCCAACGTTGCGAGTAGCGGAGTCCCCCAGCCCCAGCGTCCCGATCTGCGCGGTCACCTCTGCCTCGATCGCCGCTGCGTGAGCGGCTGGGTCCGCCAGATGAGTGCTGATTGCTGAACCAATCGCCCCTGCCGCCCGCGCTGCGATCTGATCGGGGGTCGTGCGGACCGTGGCCACCCGGTTAGCCGTGCCGGTGCCGGTGCCCGCGGCGCTGCAAACGAACTGGAGGCCCGCCACGGCCGTCACACCCGCTGGCACGCCGCACGCCTGCCAGTTGGTGCCAACGCCAACAGAGACGATGCGGTAGCCCAGGCCTACCACCAGGGCTGTCGCAGCCACGGGGGAGCCGACCAACTGGTCGCACGGGACCGCCTCGCTGCCTACCAGTGGAGCCGTGGCCGGTGAGAGGTTGCCGAGAATGTTGTCAGGCGTGGATGAACCCCTGCGCTGTGGTGATCGGATTGCCGGTGGCTGTGACAAGCCGCTCGCCGGTAGCAGTTGTGAGCACCCTCGGCCCATAAATTGGGGGAGGCGCTGCGATCGGGCCCTGCAGGATGACGCGACAAAAAGCCCCATCACCCATAGGGCTGGGGTCATATGTCACCTCATAAGTGTCGCCATCAGCTGTCAGGCGATCACCATGAACAAGAGACCCAAATAATGATGTGGGCAGATTGTCAAGAATTATCTCGACGATTTCAGCCTGCCCATTGATGACCAGCTCGCCACCCTTCCGCAACATGCCTTCAGACTGAACGGCGCCCCATTTCACTGGAACGCCGCCCAAAACCCGGTTCATTGTCCGGACGTGCAGTTGCTGGCGTGTGGCCCAGCTCATTAGTTAAACAATCTCACGATGCACGTAGCAGACGCCTGAGCAAACACGCCGATGGAGTGCCCCACCAGTTTGCGCGCGCCGCTGCTGTCACTGCCGCTGACTGATCCAGAAGAGAAATAAACCGGTCCGCCGTTGGTAGTGGCGTCTGCAGATGCCGCCACCAGTTTGGGCAGTGTGTAGATGCCTTCCAGGCTCAGAACGCCAGTAGCGCCGGCCGCGATATCAGCGACAACAACACCATGCAGGTTTCCCACCTGAACAAGCGTTCCGCCGGTGATTGTTGAGCCTGTGGAATTTGTGTAGTCAAGGAGATCAGCATTCTCCTGGTAAGTGTTTTTCATTGGAGGAAGTTACCGGGGATGATGGAGCGGGTGGATCAGGCTTCGCCCTTGGATCGGACGAATCCAAGGTGTGAGCGCACAGCAGCGCCATAATCAATTCTCATCAAATACTTAAACACATCAGGATCTCGCTTTTCTTCAGTCGTGATAGTTGGGCCAGGCTCACCCGACAGATAGCCATGACGCAACATGGGAACCCTTGAAGGCGATGCCGCCAAGTACCACATTTTAGAAGAATCATCATCTAATCGAGCCTCAGTAATTTGAGTGACTGATCTGGCAAAAACATTAGTTGCATTGTCACCCGTGACAGTGTTAGGGGCAAAATTTAGTGGATTAAGAAACTGTTCCGCTGTCGTTGCAAGGGCTTGAGGTACAATCAAATAGGCCGGGCGAAGATTTAGCCTGTTGCCAGATGGATCTTTTTGAAGTCCTAATTTTTGCCTGGCAAGATCCATTCCTGCGATTGAGATGACTGTATTAGCCCCGCTGATTGTGTTGTTGTGATCAACGTGAAATACTTCCTTGTTGTCATCCATTGTCTTGGCTCCGCTTGCTCCACTCAACAGCAAGTCCCAAACAATGTTGGATTGCATGATTCGAGCGCCAGAACCAAGTTTGGTTGGGATTTCACCAAAAGCATTCAGATCATCATTGATGATCATCTGCCTTGTTAAGCTAATAGATATTGCATAAGTAACTAAATTCCAAGTTCCGCTACCATCCTGCATGGTTGTCGCTTTGTAGCTTCCGCCCTCTTGCAACGGCTGCGGAACCATGCTGGCGCTCATCTGAACTTCTGTAGCCTTTTTGAAGTCAGGCAAATCGCCGCGAGTTGACAACACTTCCCATGTGGACGGCTCCTCGTCATAAGCCGCTCTGAGAGATTTGTTTACAACCGCTGCCGTGATATTTGACATATCACTAGTGGAATGAAAAGCACGAGCAATCAACTCATTGATTCCCATGCCGCGAGTGACTACACCGCGATTTTCCAGCGCCGCACGACACAGCTCCCGTGCGCTATAGCCACGGAATTGAAGCCCTTCACCATCGAGAGACTTCGTTAAGCCGCATCGATACTCCATCGCTTGCGTCAGGCCGCGCATGATAGTGTCACCTTCATCTCGAGTGACGGTCACGGCAGGGTGGCCGGCATGGACGGGTGAGGCCGCTTCCAGTCTCTCCCGCGTTGCCCTGATCACCCCCATCAGGGCAAACTGAGAATCACGGCCCAGTGACCGCTCAATGATGCCGGTGATCGCATCCTCTCCCAGGCCAGCCGCGCCAGCCGCGCGGCGCACGGTCAGCTCGAGCGCGTCAGCAGCGGCCATTTGGGGCGGAGCTTCAACGGTGGCAGGAGCAGGTCCGGCTGATCGCTGAATGGTTGCCGCTTCAGGAGCCGGAGGTGCAACGGGCGCCGTTTCCTGTGCCTGAACAGGATCTGGGGTCTTGTCGTCGTTGGCCATATCAGGACCGGGAGGAGATTGTGGAGAGTTGCTACTGCGCATAATAGCGCCAGGGTCTTGGGGCGCCGCCACCAGAGAGACCATGATCGGTTCCCACATGTTCACGCGGACGATGGATCCTGACGGGGTCAGCTGATCTTGGGTATAGCGAGCCTCGACCGAAAAGCGAGCAGATCCGTTGCGCAAACGTGGCAAGGCAATTGCGACCGCATCCGGAGGCCCATCAACAGCGATCTTTCCGATCAATTCTTGCACTCCATTGTTGTTCCTTTCAATCCTCAAATCTTTGACTGATCCCCATACCGTGGCCGAATGCTTTGAGTGCTCAATATCTATAGGGATTGGCCTTGTTGGCATTACGATGGATCCAGGATCATGGGAGAGCTTCCAGCCATCGCCGACGATTTGATCCGTAGAGATCACGATCTCTGCTGTTTTTGTTTCTTCATTCCAAGAGTTGGGAGTCAGCAATGCTGAACGCTGGATTGTTTCGTGGGTCATAATCAGGGAGCTGGTGGTTCCATTGTCACAGGTCGGACGGTTCCTGTGGTGCTGGCAAGATCAACGTCTAGCTTCAAGCCAGCATCACGAGCGGCCTTCATGTCCTCTCCTAGCTCCTTGAGCACGGCAGAGGGAACATAGCCCAGCATTCTTTGAACCTCGCTCAGGCTCATCATTCCTGCCCTGATGGCGTCTACATAAGCTGGGATCTCGCGGGCCGGGTCAACCAGCCAGGCAACTGGAGGGGTCCACTCAAAAGAGCGCGAAGTTCGCTGAACCCCTGTCATCATGCTGGTTTGTTTATATCTTTGCTCAACTCTTTTCAGTAGTTGCGGGATCAAGATAGACCATCGCCAACGAGAAACTGATTGGCGCATTTCCATGCGTCCCATTCTTGCGCTAGAAAAATTTACTTGCGAATAGTCACCTGTCAGTGATTCGTATGTGATTTCATAAGCGGTTGCAATGCTAAGGAGGTGATATTTTTGTGTCGTTGAAAAGTCACCGCTTGAAGGCGGGTTTGCAAATGTAACGCTTCTCCCGTCTCCCAGGATCTCGATAGCGCCTGGCTGGAGCTTGTCCAGCAAGGGAAAAGCCAGTCCGGTTGATGGGTCCAGTTGCTGACCTTGTGCTACTTCAATACTTGGATCTGTAACAAACGCCATGAAGCAGGCCGCCAGCTTGTCCCCC